TAGACAATCTATCATCACCAGTATTATTAGAAGGTTTTTGCCTCTTTCGCATTCCCTTCATTCTTGCACAAAAACTTTTCCTGCGAGGATTACCAACTTTTTTACTAGGTGCTTTCAGATCACTACCGGGATTTTCTGCTTCATAAGACTTACGTCCTTTTTCGTTGAGTCCTCCAGATTTATTTTTACCAGATTTTTTAGTCCAGGCAGCACCTTCTTCAAGTTCACTCTTCCAATCAGATTGTTCAAATCTTACTTTTGGTTTTAATTTTTTCTTTCCATCTGGTGAAGGAACAAACACTCCAGTTTCTGGAGATTTCATATCTACACTATCAATATCACCGTCCACATCAGCATCAATTCTTTTTGTTGCTTGAACTGCAAGTTTCTTCAAGTTACCACCACCAATTCTAGATTCTTCTTTTTCTTCCTTCATTTTTTCACGTTTTGCTTTTGCCTTAGCAAGTAATCTTTGTTTTGCTGCTTCTCTCTCATCTTTAGGAATAGGAGTTACGGCACCAACTTTTTGATCAACATCACCAACATCATACCCTTCCTTTTTTACACAGTTGTTATAAGTTTTGCCAAACATCTTTTTGGTTCCTTTCTTCTCATAACCCTTCCAACACTTCTGTCCTTCTTCAATCTGCTCTTGACCACCTTTAATAGGTTCTGGTTTGATAATATCAACGAACTCGTATTCAGTTGCCTGAAAATCATCTCTCCAATTGGAAAGTTCATATGATTCTTTTTTAGTACTATTACCCCAATTAGAGGCACCAACCTTACGACACTTTACAAGTGCTCCGGATGCATATGCAGAAGGCCACACAGAATAACGAGACTTGACTTTCTTATAACAGGCATCTTTCTCACCTGCCTTTTCTACTACAGTTTCTTCTGTCTTCACGTTGATTGCCTTCCCTTTTCTATCTGGATTTGGATCTTGACGTTGCTTTCTACTAAATGCTTTTTTCTCTTCCTTATCGTCTAAATTTGCGGCCATTTTGCTGGATCCACATTTTGGTTTTGTGGTTTGTCCTGGTTGTTTGGCACAGGGTTTTCCGGCATATTTACCACCCAATTGAACCCAACCAGGCTTGCCATCACTAGACCTACTCTTGCCAAACCAGTCACGCAAAGAACTATCACCACTTTTCGATTCACTTACTCCTCCACCATTTCCACTACCATTTCCATTACCATTACCGTTTCCATCCCCATTACCATTTGTAGGAACATCAATACCAGTTTCTTCTGGATCTTTCCCACTACCAAAAAATCTAGCGGTTACCTTTAAACCCTTCGGAATGGGTTTACAAACCTCATCTGTATAACAATAATAATATCCTTGCTTACACTTTTTCATCGACAAAAAGTAGATTACTCTTTATTATTTAGAAAACCCTTCTTTAACATTTTTTGGAGTTCTGATGTAGATCCAACAAACACTGCATTATTGGTAACATTATTTGTAGTTTTCTTATCCTCATCTTCTACATCTTTAAGTTTCTTTTGCAAATCAATCAATTTATCGGTAGTATCAGCAACACTCTTAATCAACTGCCCTGCGACCTCATATGCCCTTGGACTGCCTCCTTCCCCTGCTACCTCCATAATGCCGTTGATTGCCTCCTGACCCTTCTCTATGAGGGAGTAGAGGTTCGCACGACTATAGACATAATCTTTCTCTATATCATCATCCTTAGATTTTATAATCTCTGGTTTTTTGATTGGTTTTGATTCTACAATATCACTATCAATATTCAGAGCCTCATCGATTGAATCATAATTATTATTCATAATCAAATATCTTCCTGTCTAGTAGGACTATAATCTCTGGAGTCTGGTAAGAAGGACCATTCTTCGGTAAATCCAAAGTCATCACTTGGATCTGCAGTTATTGGATCTACAGAAGCAACATACCTCATTTCACGCTTTGCAATACTTGTATCTGCGCTTGAAGAAATATCTGTTTGAACTTTTCTAATAAGTCCCTCAGAAGATTCTGCAATTGGACCGAACAGATAAGTTTTTGCACTAAATCTCAGTGTATAAATGAGTGCTCTTCTTGTTTGAAATGATCCCTCATAATCATCTTGGAAATCAATACTATCTAGTATAATTGGAATATCTCTTTTTTCTCCAATAGAACTAACTAAATCAACAGTTAAATTAAATGATGGTTGAAAGAATGGAAGTATCTGTTCAATAATCTGAAGAGCATCATCATTTAACTTACTAAAAATATTAAGTTCAAACTCAATATTATAAGGAACTGGCATGAATACTTTCTTCATCTTGCTGTTGCTAGTGTCAACAGCTTTGAAAGTCTGAGTCACTCCAGTTTTTCTAGTCGAATCATATGAAATTCTAGTCATCTCAAAGGACATTCTTGGAAGAGTAATTGCAATAGATTTTGTTAATTGTTCTTGCTCTTGTATTTTGGTTAAAAACTTTTGCATCGGTCCATAAGAAAGACCAACTTTTGTTTCATCTAAAATACTACCATCACTTTTTGTATGTCGAATTGAAATATCATTAAATAATGTTCCAAAACTAATAATAGTTTTTCTTATAATTTCGTGATAAAAGTATGTACCTAACATTAATAACTACCGAATGGATTTGATTCTGAAAAATCTATAATATTATCTGCTTCTAATTCTATTTCTTCATTGACATCGTATGGATTGTCGTAACTTTCTGAATCATAGTTTGAGACAACATATCTAGCTGATGATATTGATCCAACTACAACTTCACCCGCACTAAACTCACCTGTATTTAGTGAAACTCTTAAAGTAGTAACGGGAAGTACTCCCGGAGTTGTTGAAGTTGTAGTTCTGAAATCTCTAACTCTTCCAGTTGTTCCTGAACTCTGACCGGTTACTACTTCATTGTACGTAAAAGTTCCAAAACCAACTGTTGAGAATCCTGCAATACTAACTGTAGGTGCTTGAGTATATCCAATACCTGCATTCAATATATTGATTGATTTCAACTTAGTATTATTATCTATTGTAGATACTGCAGTTGCAGTAACTCCAATTCCTGCTGGAGGACTACTCAATGTAATAAGAGGTGGAATTGCGTATCCACGTCCTTGATTTGATATGGTAATTCCAATAACGGTAGATTCTGTGCCACCTATTGAGCATGTAGCGGCAGCTCCAGTTCCTCCACCACCACTTATTGCAATTGTTGGTGGAGATGTGTACCCGGATCCACCATTTGTCAATTCAAGTCTTAAGATAGATTGAACATTTGCTCTACTAGTTGTAATGGCAACTGCTGTGGCAAGAACGTCTCCTCCTCCTAGATTTGGTGGATTTGAAAATGTAATTGTTGGTGCTGAAGCATATCCATTACCATCATTATTTAAGAATATTTCACTAATAGCTCCGGTTCCAATCGATGCTGTTGCAGATGCAGTTATTGCAGAACCAACAAGTGTCAGAGAAGTAATATACCCCTCATCTTCTACAGTATTATCTACCTGTTCAATATTTGTATCGATAAGTTCGTTTTCATACTCATAAAGTTCACAACTCAATTCATAAGTATAGTTTGATCCTAATTGATAAAATGGTTTTTCTGATTCTACTCTCTTAATTTCAAATAATCTTTCACCTAAAGGAAAATAAATTAAATCTCCTTCTTTGGGTCTAGTAATTAAATCTGCAAAATCATACTCAGTTATTCTTCCTTCCCTAATTCCCGATGATATACCTTCCAAAAACGGTGCAATAAATTCCTCATATCTTTCTCTCGATATAGTCAAACTTATTTCATTTTTCAATCTAAGACCAAACTTGGTCATAATATCACTGTCTGGAGCATATCCATCATAGTTATTGATATATGCTTCAAGCATAAAAACATCATCAAATTTGGAAGATTGTATTTCCCGAATTATATTGTCAGTCTTAAAAATTTTTCTTGGTAGGTAATAAACATCTACACCATAAATTTTTAACTGTTCATTGATCAAATCCTGAACAAGAAATTGTTCACCAGGTGATCCTTGAAGAAAAAATGGATTTAAAGACATAACTACTAACCAATCATATCCATAGGTGGAAGTTCATAATCCGAAGACATTTTTTGTTTTATCTCATCTAGTTCTCTCTGACCATCTTCATAAATTGCTCTACCATTCAGTTCAACTCCACCTGGAAGTTTTACTCCCTGAAATTTAATTAGATTTTGTCCCCATTGTTTCTTTATTGCAGCAGTAAGATATCTTTTTACAAAACTGTCATTATATACTTTTGAAAAATTTTCAGGATCCATTGCCCTGTAACATTCTATCACTAAGAAATTATTTACTTCTTGTACCTGCCAGTCTATATCAAGATACAATCTATTCTGTCTCTGATTGAATCTAATTTGTTTATCAGTTGTCAAAAGAAAATCAATATCCTCAAGATATCTTTTTGTCATAGAATATTGTAAAAGATCAACAGAATTGAAAAAATATAAATCATTTAAAAACAATTGATATTTAATACTAAACATTCCACCTGAAATAGAACTAGTATCAAATTTAAATACTTTTTCTATACCAATTACAGAATCTGGAACTTGTATAAAATTGGAATTTTCATAAAAATTGGAAGTGATTGTTCCTAATCCACTTATATTTGTCGAAGTTCCTGTCGTAGTAACAATTCCAACACCAGTAGTAGTAATACCAGCAGATGAAGTTCCACCTCTTCCTCTATCGATATCGTCCTGATTAATTTGATATTTTAAATATGTTTTTTCTACTCCATCAAAATGTCTTTCATTAAAATATTGAATAGTATCATCAAGTAAGTCATCAACCTGTTCATCTGCAACATTAATTTCTAAAACAGGAGCTCCTAATTGTCTCAAGCAATAATCCTTTAGTTCCTGTTTGGTAGTTGGTTTTGCCATTAGAATGAACCTCCATCAATAAGTCCTGCAGTAAGTGTTCCTACAACAAATACATCATTTGAAAATGTTCCAATACCAACGAATGTTGATAGTCCAGCAACGTGTAAGTCTCTAGAGAGTGTTAAGTCTCCAGCAGCAGTTAATGTAGATGCAGCACCAGGAAAACCTGCTTCAAGACCATTTCTAGCGGTGATTAATCCAATTGCATCAACATTGGTTACATCTTCATACGTAAGTGTTCCTGCAATGGAAACATTATTTGCAAAAGATGCATTTCCAATGAATGTGGAAACACCGGATACACTTAGATTATCAAGTTCGGTATGACCATCTACATCCAGATTACCATTAGCATCAATAGCACCAGCAAAAGTTGATACTCCAGATACATTAAGGTCATCAAGTTCGGTGTGACCATCTATATCTAAATCACCTCCTACCTCCAAACTTCCTTGGAAGGTTATACCACCAACAAAAGTTGATACTCCAGTAATCCTGAGATTACCTCCAACATTAAGTTGACTCCCATCAAAAGTTAAATTTGCATCATCTTCAAGTTCACCACCAGTACCGGCAATAACAATTCTATTGTTTGTTAGATCTTCTACCTTAAATGTATTTGCTTGACCACCAGCATTGATATCAAGTAATCCGCCAGTAGTTGTAACACCAGAGACATTTACATCATCTAATTCAGAATGACCATCTACACTAAGATTACCAGTTAAAGTTGCATTACGTGCAGTTACTTCATCTAGTACAAGATCATCAGCAATATATAAATCACCTCCAACATATAAATCTCCACCAGTAGTTGTAATTCCACCAGATGATGCTAAAGTTGTAATACCAACGGATCTAAATGTACTGCTTACATCTAAACCATTTAGGATGTCAACTGCGGCATTAATATCAAGATTTGATGCAAAGGTGGAAACTCCAGCAACTGTGAGACCTTCACCAATATTTACTTTCTTTGCAACTCCAATTCCACCACTAACAATTAAGGCACCATCTGTAGGTATTGTGGAATTTTCTGTATTTGAAAATGTTACAATACCAGCAATATTGAGAGATGACGAATCAATCGTATCTGTCATGTAAAATGATTCTGTACCAAGATCCCATACAAGGATCATTCCATCTCTAGTTTTTAGAGTAGAATTTACATCACTTAAATTTACTAGTCGTGTTGGTGGTGCTGATGCGTTGGATAAAACCCGGATTACATTCTGAGAACCAATCCTATCGTTAATATTCGGCATTACCTAGTTACTCCCCCTCGTACTAATGCTGTGCCTTCGACGGCTTTATATTCCCTACCAGAATTTAAAATTTTCACATCATATACATACCTTCCCGGTTTCAGATTAACAGACTGTGTTCCGGTCAAAGAAATTGAAATAATACCTAAGTCTGGACTAGTTACAGTTGATGCAAAAGATACTGCCGTCGAGGATCCATAATATTTTCTCATTTTTGCTTCGGTTGAAGCATCAGTTAAAACCAAAGGAGAATTTGTTCTAGTGTCCTCTAACTGAAAGGATGTATCGAAATCATACCCTTGCTCAATCACAATATTTGATACATAAACAGCCATTATTTTGTGATGCTAATATACCTCTAGCTATTTATAAGTAGTTACTTATTCAAAATTTCTTGAAGTAAGAATTTTATATCATTAATATCTTTTTTCATTTCATCCAATTCTTTTTTACGCAAATCTTTTTGTGTAATAGTATTGATATACTGATTATATCCGGCAGTATCGCAATTTACGATAGCACCGGTATTTTCATCTCTGTATAAATTGGAGTGTCCTTCTACTTTTATCATCTGAGTGCAATAATTCTAAGATCTGCAAAACGAGGCGACTGTGCTTGATTAGAACTTGACATTACAATCTTAATTCCATATCCAGTAAATAGGTCCAAATTATCAATCGTAAATTCATATTCTAAAAATTCACCATCTAAACTTGCTCCAATTTTTCTATCCGGCAATCCACTATTTTTGGATGGATCAACGACCAAGAAACCCTCATTTGTCTGCTTAAGATTATCATATCCTGGGAACAAATCATATGATTGTTCAATTTCACTGGAATCTGCTTTTATTGTGGTATAAAGAAGTCTAAAGTCAGCATCTCCAGGTCTTTCTGCAGCAATAATAACTTTAAGTCCAGATGCTGGATTTTGGAGAGTTGTAATATTTGAATAATATACTGATGAATGTGGATCATCAACAATTGAATTGACACGATTATCATTGGGATAATCAGTGATTGGTTTATTCAATCTATTAACATTAAGTGTAGATCCTGCTTGATCCAAATTTAGTATCGGAGAAAGTGCATTATTTGGATCATTTGAATTGAATGTAATAGCAGTAGTAAGTGATTTATTTCTTGGTAGAGAGGTTAAATATTCATTTTGATTTGTCTCTGAAGCAACCATCCTTAAGGAAGATAGTGTATTTGATGAATTTAATTGAACTTCTTCATATCCGTTATCATTGAATGAAACCTCTTCCCCACTAACACTAGTTGCAGTTGTTGTTCTAACCTTCCCTGTTACGGAGGTAGTTGATCCTGGAGTAAGTACATCATATGATGGAGTTATTGAGTTATATACCAGGTTTTCGGAAGCAGTAACTAAATCTCCTCCAATTAATTTTTCGTCATTGAAAGATAATTCTGGAGAATCTGTACTGGACCCATCATTTAATCTATTATTTCCTTTTGATGCTGATCTATCAATTCTAATATGATAACTATCAATATCAATTGGGGCATTAATAGAAGTGCTAATTCCATTAATTCTTCTCAAGGAAATTCCACCAAATTCATATTTTTCAACAACACTATTTAATGAATGATTAATTGAAATTGTTCCATCAGTTGCTCTACCACTTGAAGAAATAGTCAATACTCCACCAGTTGCATTATTATATCCAATAATTTCATTTCCAATTTTTACATATCCAATATATGAACCACTTACTGGTCTTCCCTCAAATGTTTCAAAATCAGATGAAGAAGATACATTGATAGATGAAGATTCTTCGACCGTTAGTTGTGATGTTAATACTGTTGTTGGAATATCCGATTTAATGTTATCAACAACTAGTTTGTTGGTCGTTGAATACATTCCATGATTAAAGTGATCTACTTTAAAATAATCTCCAGAATAAACCCCACCATCTGCAGATGAAGATACAATGTTAGTTCCTGCAGCAGAAACAATTGTACTGGCACCACTAAAATAACTCAAAGCAACTCCAACAGCAAATTCTTTTCCACTACCACTACCACCAAATTCACCTTGAACATTAGTAAGATATAGAGTATTGAGACCATAAATCCCGCCAATAGTTACCCTTGCATCTCTACCAGTTTCTGTTGATGTCGTCGAAGTTTGAATACCAATAACATCTCCAACTTGATATCCGGTTCCATAATCGGGATGGACTGTAGAATGTGCCACCCCGGTAATGACTCCACTTGCATTTGTGGTTATACGAAGTTTTAGTCCCTCTCCTTTTCCAGAGAAATTGAACGTGCTTACTGCTTCGCCGGTAACACTCGCTGGATAATTTTGTCCCGGTTCAGTCAATGTCGAAGCATCGCTGACGGAACTACCTTGTCCAACAATAATTGCTGATCCTCCATTACCATTAACTCCAGCAAGTTTTCTGCCAATAGTTGCGATTCCAATAAAATCACTTTCTGTTGTTGTAACAATACCAATCTTTCCTGTTTTTGGAAGAATTGTAATTGGATTATTGATCAACTCTGGAACATAATCATTACTTTGATCTAAAGGTGGATTATAGAAATATGCAGTTCCTGAACTTTGAGTAAACTCTGCCTTATAAAGTTTAAATTTCAAATCTTGATTTTGATCGGTTGACCAGATAGATCCATTTTGAGACTTGAATAGAGATCCAAGAGCAAACTGTTTAGTATAAATGACCTGATCAACATCAGGAAGTTGTTGTGTGTTGACAGTCTTATCTCCCATAACAGCTGTCCACACTTCATATTCATCACTTTGATCTGATATTAAAACTACTGCATATTCTCTACCAGGTGCCAGGAATATTGGTTCCGGGAATCTAATATTTGTAGCAATTTCTCCAGTGTCTGATGTTTGAATTAGTTGTGTTTCAACACCATTAACAGTACCTCTTGGTCTAAGAATTACTGGTTTTCCAATAGTTGTAAGTGTTGGTGTCCCTAATTGAGTTTCTCTTACTTCTACTCTAATTGGTGCATTGCCACTATCAATTGTAGCAAAAAATACATCTACTGATGTTAAAAATACTCCGTTCACGTCATCATCAGTATCAATATCAGATTTGACTTGAATATTACCACCAACAGTAAATGTTTGTGCTAAAGGATCAGTATATTCAACATTAACACGTCTTCTTAAATTCAGATTTACGGTACTTGAAATATTTGTTCTTGTGGTTTCTCTTGTTACCGTTGCTTGGAATCTTAAGATAGTTCCATTTGCAGTATATGATGTTTCTGCAAAAGAAATTGAATTACTTCCTGGTAAACCTTTTTCATTTGTAGAACTGGATGATAATTTATAAGTCTTTGTTCCAGTACGTAATCTAACACTTGGTGGTGGATTTGAATGTGGAAATCTAATAAAGAATGATCCAATAAGATCTCCAAAATTATCCGAAATTAATCTAACATTCTTTACAGAAGCAATAGCATTACTAGTCTGTCCAACTAATTGCATACCAGACTGAATATATCCAAAATATATTCCTATTGCCCTCCGAGAAAGTGCATCAACATCAACATTGAGAACATTTGATGTGGAACTATAGGATGTACCTAAAGTTTGAGTTTTATCATATGGATTCTGATTATATGTTGAATCTGGACTTGAAATAGATCCCGATTTATGATCTGGTCTACATACTCTAAATCTAATTCTTTCAACACCTCCTACAGTTCCAATAACAGTCTCTCCAATTGTAAATGCATTAGATACATTTTCAATTTCTATAAGTTTTGGAATTACATCTACTTCACTTCTTCCATCTAAGAATTGATAATATCTTGTATTTGGTTTTAAATTAGATGCATTAAATTTTACATTTCTAGATCTAATAAACCACTGATCTTGATTGCCAACTACTTCATTACGAATACTAGTATCTACAGTGTCAAAAGATCCACTAGACGTACTTGAGGCCCTAAATCTGAAATTTCCTAACCGCCGTGCTAGTCTTCTCCTAGCTCTTCTTCCTCTTCCCCCACGAACTCTGACATTCTTGGTAATGTTATCTCTAAGGCTATTGACTAAATTAACATCATTTGTTCTAGTAACTCCCCTATCAATTGTTCTATCAGCTAACTGAATTGTTCTAGTCCAACTATCGACTGCAGGATCTAATGTAACTGTTCCATTATAAACAACAATGTTAAATGGATTTACATTTTCAACTTTAGTAGCAAATGGTTGTTGCAACCAATCAATTTGATCATATGCAAGTGTTAATGTATTTCCTGTTTTTTCTATATTAGAATCTAAAAGTACTAAAGGGGTAGTTGAATACTTATCTGCACTCAAATCCAAATTTTCTGGAGTAAAATTATCTAAAGTCGCTATTAATGATTCTAATGAATTGCTACTAATATCAGAATTGAGTGTTCTTGATTCTTCGTCAACTAATGTTGTTGATTCAAAAGTATCAAATCTAGAACTGTCAGAAAAATCATCAACAAAAAATCCACTCTTAAATCTATCAGAACCTTCAGAATCTTTTATCTGTAGTGTTTGAGTATTAACTTCAAGTAAAGAAAGGGTTGTTATTCTTTCTAAATTTTCTACCCTATCTTCAATGATACCAATATCTCTCATTGTATATCTTCTATTATCAGTTAAGATAATATCTGCATCTGATGCACTATAAAGATATGCTGGATATTCTATAGTCCCAAGTTCTAAAAATTCACCTTTTTTGGTGGGTGGTTTTGGATTTTTTGAAGATACTCCTTTATCTACAACAAAATTGCCAAGAATGTCAAGATAAATTTTATCTATTCTAGGAAGATAGAAACTTTGACTGATTACAGAACCTTCTTCAGGTGCCAGAAGTCTCAATGGAGATGTATTGAATTGTGTTGTTCTAGAGACAAAATCAAATGGTGATCTATCAGTTGTTGCTGCGGGATCAAAAACTGCTACTCTAGGTCTAAAATCTAAAGTATCTGTTGCTCTAATAGAACCTCCAATATTTGGAATATCTTTAGAAAATCTTTCACTATCATAACTATCTACCGTAAATACATCTCCAGTATCATCTCCAGGAACAGTATAGTGATCAAAAACTACCATTAAACGTCTTGATGGTTCTTGAATGTTTTTGTTTCTTACAATTCTCGAATAATCATAATACTGATTTTTTTGTCCTCTATTCAACTTGAAAGATTGTGTTATATTACTATAATTTCCATTTGTTATAGAATCAACTTGAGTATTAATTACAGATTCTTCAAAAGATACTACTTCTCCAACTGAAAATTTGTTTCCGTTTAAGTAAACAATTCCCAATTTATTTGCATTTCCGGAAGCAGGAGTGGTAGTACTATTAGTTACAACTCTAGCAATGGCATTACTTGTAGATCCTATAATATTTTCTCCAATTATTGCATTAGATCCAACATTTGCGATAATAGGAAATTCGATAATATCAAAAGATGGATCATTACTATTCAATGATTCATAAACTGCAAGTACTTTTGAAACATCAGGATAATTTAATGAAATATCTTCATCTTGAACTCTTAATCCATAATATTGATTAAAATTCAATCCATCATTTTTGGAGGTTACGGCAGTAGTTCCAGATTCTTTTAATTTAGATCTATTTACAAATAAAACCGTACTTCTAGAATAATTTTTTGTTTTACTTTGAATTCCAATCTTAAGTGCTGTCACATTGACAACATTATTGGATGAGTTTGTTAATCCTTTTATAGTTACTGTACTTGAAGTCTGACTAAAGGCATCTGGTGATAAAGTTGCGATTACACCACTACTATTAGTCAAGGCATATCTCTCTTGATCAAAATTAACCCAAGATGAATTGGTTGGTGTTCCGGTAAGATCAGAAGTATTTACGGTAAGGGTATTGCCCGATATAGTTTTTCCTGGTATTTGGTCAATGAAAAACAGTTGTGAATTGGAGAGATCAATTGCAGAAGCATTTTGCTCTGGTAAGGGTGCAAATAATGTTCCAGATCCTCTTACAATAGGTGCACCTAAAAATCCATTAACTTGAACTTGAGAACCCGGCAAACCACCTTCAAAAACTCCAAGAACATTTGATATTGCGGAAACCTCAAATGACAGTGCATCTGCTGCCACACTAGATATTTTATTATAAGTTTCTGTAGATAAACCAGCTTGCTGATATCTAATTACAGTATCGGTATTAATTCCGACAAAAGTACGTCCAGGAGATGTTACTGTAGAAATAGCAGGATTTCCACTACCTGGACTAATTACCAATTGAGATACAGAACCAGGAAAATTGAATGATTCTAAAATTGAATCTGCCTCAAAATTATTAGATCCACCAAAAGGTGTTATTTGTTTTACTGATTTAATATTTTGTGTATTATATGCACGAACTTCAGTTACAGATCTTGAGGATTCTATCCCATTAATTAATAAAATTTCACCCTTAGCGAACGTTCCAGAAGTCTGCCTCAAGAAAATTTGATTAGATGCTCCATCTGCTGTTGCAAAACCACTGGCTCCTGTACTCTTTCCTTTGATAAAGAACGACTGTTTTACGTCAGATGATGTAACAGTTTCATTTAAAGTTAATCTTGTATATGTTTGAATATCATATAACCTTAAATCCCAACTAGTGGTTTTATTAGTATATGCAGAATCTGTTAAATTAAATGAATATACTCTAGATTCTCCAATTTGACTTCCTAAACATCCAAATTGAGAGTATAATGCGATAGTCTCTCTTACCTTTGCTAATCCAGTTACGTTATTAACTCTCAATATATTTCCCATTTCAAATGGGACTGTAACATTTTTAATATCTTCAGTGTCCCTTGGATTATCTACATCAATAATAGTAGATGATACTTTTTCAATATCATATCCTTTTACATATGCTTTTCCTGGTGATATTTTTAATGCCGATAAATTATCCGAGGGAGTATTTCCATCATCAGTTTGTTCATTAGAAAAATATATTCCATCATTACCCAATCTATCGTTTAATGACTCTTCTAAATCTAGATCAAATGGATCTACAGTATAATTTCCCGATTCATCAAAAGTTCTATCAGCAAGATAGTCTCTAATTAAATTATATTGTGTTTTTGTTGTTATTTTTTTGACTTTTCCATTCTTTAATCTCAATAACTCTACAAAATTAGTATCGTTAGTATCTGTTAATGATCTTTTTGTGAGAGTTAATGTAATTTTTAATCTATCTGCACCAGGTGAGGCATAATTTGAAAATCCTTTTGCATTATCAAATAAAGATTCGTCTTCTTTTGCATTAATTAAGGATTCATTAATTTGTAGTCCAACTCTATATGATGGTGTATTTGTATAAAAGTCTAGGAGAATTGTTTGAGATAAAACATTTACAAAATAACCCCTTATAAAATAAACACCATCACCAATAGATGCGGATGATCCTATTGCAGCTGCATCAGAACTAATAGATGAAGCAAATGGAGTTCCAGAATTTATTGTTGTATTGCCATAAACTATATTTTTATTGGAAGACAACAATTCTCCATCTTGGAATTGTGAGAATTGGGAATTATTATCAGACTCTAGATATTTTACATATAATGTTATATATTCTACATCGTCACTTTCTGTCGGTAAAATTACTTTTTGAACTCTAGCAGTAACTCCAGAAACTTGCCCCGATATGGTTTCTCCAACAAATTTGTCAATATACAATGATACATCAATTCCAAATTGTGTGGTATTTACCTTTACTGCATAAAATTGTCCATCATATGAAATATTTCCTGGGATGACAACTGATCCCTCTTTGAATATATGGGTTCCAAAATTTTCTACTTGATTTTGAAGAATCGACTGTAAAGTCGTCAGTTCTCTAGACTGAACAGGATATCCTGGTTTGAATAAAACTTTTAAAAAGTTATTTGTAGAGTCAAAATCATCATAGTATGGATTGACATTTAAATTTGTTTTTTGCGACATTTTTCTTTAGAATTCCAGGATAATTTTGATGTCTTCTTTTTGCCTAGAGTCTCTCGTAACGAGAGAACGATTATCAATGTAAATAATATCTCCGGTGTTTTTATTTATCTCAGGATTGGCAACCCCTCCTGAGAAAGTTACTCCCAAACTAACTTGTTTAGATCCAATAGTTGTTGTAATTCCACTGAAATTTATATCAACTGATCCTGATATTGGAGTAATTGTATTTGTTGTTGAAGCAAAACTTACAATATTTGCTTTTGCAGTAACATCATTTCTATCAGTTTGATCGAGAGTGTTTGCAAAATTTAAGGATCTATCTTGATAATACTTTAAAACTCTCGTTTCTGTATCATATGATGCGATATAACCTCTAGCAGTTCCATCATCAGTAGATTGAGTTATTGCAGCACCAACAGTAGGAGATCCACTAAATGTATTATCTAATTTAATAGCTCCTAATGAAGAATAATCATTTCCAGTGAAAATTGTTCCTGCTGAACTATATTTTTCTGGATTTTTAACAATTCCAACTTGAGCAAATTTAGTATCCGTTGGAAAATCTTTAGTGGAATCATCAAACCTAGAATAAACTAAAACTTTATCAGCACCTAATTCATTATATACGTCATAACCATGTCCTCTAGATGGAGGAATGATTGGAATTAATTTTGCCGGATTTGAAATAGTGTCAGTTTCTGCATGTCCAAAATCAACGATGCCGAAAGTATATCCACTACCACCAGAAACAACTGTTGCTTTTGTAATATTTGCAGCGGTATTGACTTCAATATTTACCTTTGCTCCAGACCCATCCCCTTTAATATCATAAGTTCCTGCAGTATATACTCCACTACCACCATTTTCAATATATACAGTTTTTATCTGGTTATTGTTTATATTCGAATCTCCAGCATCTCTTACACTTTGAATTTCGAAATTGGTAGATGTTGTCCAGTCATTTGGAACAACAATATACTCTGTCGAATCAAATTTAACAATATCACTAGGAGATATGGTAAACAAATATTTCCAAATATAGTTGTCTCCACTGGTTCCAGCAGCAGATGGCTCTAAATCTGTAAATGTTGGTTCATCTTTGGATGTTTTTCCAAGTAATTCTGAAGATCCACCAATGTCACCATGAGATCCATTATAAAGGCATATATAAACTTTAAATTCACTATTTACAACATAATAGTTGGTATCATAGAGTCTTGCACTTTGAGAATTGGGAGATAAATTATAAACACTGTAGTCATGACGATACATATCATACTTAGTGTTTGAAGTCCAAGAAACTTTTTTTATAATTCTTCTAACATTAGAACTGTTTAATTTTTTGCCAAACAGTGATGTATTTCTATAATGACTCAAATATTGTTGATTATCAACAGGACTTGGGGGATTTGATGGAACATCTCCCCAAGTAGTACTCCTACCAAATCCCACAGGACTAGAAGTTGTTCCTGGATTTGATAATCCCAGAAAAACATAATATGAATTATTAGCGTCCAATATAGAATCTATGAAATTATTAGCATTAGCAATTCTAAATTGATCTGTTACTATAGCAGCCATATTACACAGTTTTTAGATATTTATATCGTTTAGTTTAGTATTTCTGGAAGTGCACCAATATTTCTAAGTCCTTCACTCCTTCTTTGAATTGTTGGGAATGTTGATAATCCAACATCAACAGTTTTTCCAGAAACTCCAATAGAAATTGGAGAAGAAGATCTTGTAAAATTTTGGAATGATCCCCAAGAGAATTTGCCCGTATTTCCATTAGCAGTTAGTCCAGTAACATCAGTTCCGGAATCAATATTGCAGGTAATAATTCCAACGCTTCCATTAGTAGATATTTGTCTAACATAATAAATGTTATCTACAAATGTTGTTCCAATACCAACTACGGCAGAATTTGAACTATCTACTGATGTTACTCCACTTCCAATTGTAGTATTTTTGATAAATATTGGATTTCCAATATTCAAAACATTAGAACCATCATTGAAGATACCTGGAGATACATCAAGTGTAAATTTAAGTGCTTTTGGATGACCACTAGTAGGAGATACTGCTTCAATTTCAGTCACATTTCCAGAGAAACCTTTTATACTTTCAATCTTGCTTAGATTTTCTAAATTGACATTGGGAAGTGGTGCGATAATTTTTGGTGCTACTGTATATCCAAATCCTGGATTTGTTATTGTAGTTGCTGTAATTGCTCCGTTAGTAACAGTCGCTGTTGCAGTAGCAGTTGTTCCCACACCTACATTTTGTGGATCATCGATTTGTAAAGGATTTTGTAATTTAATATTGACAGTGGATCCAACATATCCACTTCCACCATTTTCAATAGTAAGGGAAGAGACAGTTCCACCAGCACCGATTATTGCAGTTATATTTGCTGGAGACGAATCTAACTTACCATCAACAATAATACTACTAAAGGTATATACATTTCCAAGATTGTAATCAAAATTACTCACATCATCAACATAAATTGTAGCATCTCCGATTTCAATATCTTTGATAATTTTTGCGGTTGGATAAATTTGAGCAATTATAGATGATCTCTTTTTAGAAACAAATTCTCCATTGATTACTCTATCAGTCTTCTGTTTTGTCCAAGACATCGGTTTGAAGTTTATTTCATCGACTCCTTGATCAATATATAAATTTGTTTCAAATTTGTCTGAAGATGATATATCAAAAATTGTTCTTTGATCTTGTGTTTCTGTTTCGGCAATAGTGTCATTTTTATAAACTTTAACATTATCACCTTTTTCTAAAGATGGAATAACATTTTCTACTAGGAGATCATCTTCTCCTCTTGTTCCTCTATAGAAGAAAATGTCAATTTTATCTTCTGGTTTGGGTGCAACAGAAAAAGCAAATGATGTTCCACCATCAAATGTATATGATTCTCCAGGTTCTTGGATAGTCCCATTAATAAATATGAGTAAAGCATTTTGTAGGTCTAAAGAAGAATCTTCTGGTTTTTGGAAACTCAATAATGATCCATTATAAAATAGAGGGAATCTTATTCTAATTCCATCTTGGAAATTCTCGACAGAATCAATATAATCAAGTTCTCCAAATTGCCAGGAGGCAAAATTATCATTAAATACTTCCAATACTGTCAGTTCAAATTCTGATAATGGAGACGTTAGACCTGCAGCAGTTACAAGTCCAACAGGTTTAAGTACATCACCTTTTCTGAATGAATATCCACTTCTTGTAATAGTGAAATTATCAACAGAATGATATGTTGACCCAATACCTGTAGTCGAACTTGCTCCAACATTAACATTGAGTAATAATCCAATTCCAGTATCTGTTGTTAGACCCAATCCAATTCTAGACACACCAGTAACTTCGAGATTTTCATATGATGGTTCGGAAACAAATATTTTTGTTTGATTGGAATAATTGGACCCACCATTCGTTACATTGAATGTTAATGTTCCTCCTGTTCCTACAGGTGAAGCAGTTATTACTGCACCAGAACCATTTCCAGTTGGATCGACAATAGAAACTCCGATTGATACTATAGAATTATATCCTGATCCAACATTATCAGTGGTGCCAATACCAATACTATTTTGAATAGTACCACCACTTATAATTGCCGTAACTGCCGCACCGGCAAGTGGTGCATATCCTTGACCTCCAGTAGATCCAAAAGATATGATAACTCCACCTCTAGGAATTTGATTCTGATTGACATCCGATTCGGAAATTAAAATACTATTAGCATTTGAAATATCCGTTCTAATTCCACTAAACACAACGGAAGATATTCCCGTGGGTGTAGTTTGCTCGATAATACTGAAATTATTTAATGGATTGTTTTGAGTTGTTGGTGTCTGGAAAATTCCATTAATAAATACAACTCCATTTCCTCCAATTGTCCCAATTCCAGCAGTATTTGCTCCACCAACTGTTAATGTAAAAGTTCTACCAATTCCAGTAAACTCATCAGAAATATTATCAAAAATTTCATTCGTATCATAATTTTTTCTAAGGAATACTCTACCGGTAAAATCGGAAGTTTCAAATTCAAGATTATTTTCAGTTCTGCTAATATTTGAATTTCCTCTAGGTGGATTTGCGAAGAAAATACTATCTCCAACAATATTATAAGATCCTTTATATATTCTAGCAACCGATGCTGAACTATGATTTATTGCCGATGATCCAACATGACCCCTTTCAACTTCAACCAAAGGAATTGTGCCGGTATTAGTTATAGGTCCAGTACTCAAAGTTCCAAGACCAACGTTAATAATATTCATGTATTCATCATCAACTCTCAAAATGTCTAGTGGATTAATTGTACTAATTCCACTGAGAGCAAATAATGTTGAAGTGGTGGAAATGTTTCCATTTAAAGTTTTAGCAACCTTAGTAAAAGCAATTGGATATTGAGCGATATTATCTACAGTAATCAATACTTTTTCATTCCTCTTTGCCATTGCAAATTCGTGACTATTTCCACTACCTAAAGAGGTAAAGGTGACAGCAGTTCCAGATTTAACTGTTGATATTGAAAAATTATCATTATTATCAACAATAGCAAAAACTTGTGTTGGGAGAGTTGCAGTTATAGACCCATTTTTATAAGTCATTGGAGAAGATGTCACACCAACAAATGTTGATTTCGGAGTGTATACTAATTCCTCCCCATTACTAAAGAAGTGATCATCAATCGAGAACTTTCCTGTAGATGCATCAAGAATTACAGTATCTGATGGATTAAATTTCTTAGCAAAAATTGGAGTTTTATTTGATTGTAATATAAAATTATCTCTATTGATACGATCACCATTTATTGCGAGATATCGAGCAGTATTGACCGTTTCAATAGATGTACCATATGAAAGATCTGGTGCTTGATTTAAAATATCAACATTAGTATATAAACATTCACTAAATGATTTAATTTCTAGATCACCAGTAAAGTTGGAATCTGGATAGAATTTTAATAATACATTACTTCCCTGATATTCTCCACCAAATGTTCCAATACCCATTGCCGTATCAAATGTTCCAATACCAGATGCTGAAAGGAATGATGATTGCTGTACATAAATGTCAGTTCCATCTTGAATCATCATTATTTGTTGAACTGATTTAGTAGTTCCAATTCCAACTTCAACTAAAGATTTGGAAGAATCGAATAAGTTTTTATCCAAACTTAAGAATGAAGTAGATACTCCAGAAGTCGTTGTAGAAAAACTTGCTTCATAGATTGCAGACCTTTCATTGCCTTCAGGTTGATTTGGTAAAATATATCTAAAAGTTCCAATACCGACAGATGTAACTCCAAATCCAACAACTCTTGTTTTTACAATTACATCTTCACTAGATTGATTTTCATAAGTTAAATTTACTGTGCCAGAGTTTATATTTGCATCAAAAGATCCTAATAAATTTGATGATCTGGAAAATTCTTCAGTATCAAAGTAGAATTCTGCAATACTTGTATTAGTCCCGTCATGTGTAAGATATACTTCGACGAAATTTGTTTCGTTAGAGGATTCTTTGTATATTTGTGCATTTATATGCAATGATTCAAATTTATCAGTAGAAAAACCAATAACATTATTTGAAGTTCCAGTAACAATTTCTTGACTGCGAGATGTTAGATCAATAAATCCAATAGATGTTGTTCCAACTCCAACTATTTGAGCATCAAACTTTTTGTCAATATACTTAATGTCATACTCTGTATCAAATGGATCCTTTGGAGTAAATCTAACAAAGGTATCACCAAATTCATCATTTTCAAGTGAAAAATCTCCATATTGTTCTCCATCATTTGTAGTTGCTCCAGATCCTACATTGACTAATGATTGTTTTTCTAAAACACCAATATTTCCACTTATAGAATTTTTTATAAAAATTAAACTTGTCAATTGAACCTGATTTTTTCCACTCACATCAGATACTTTAAAAAGGTAATTATTATAAGATTGAGAATTATTAATTTTAAGTAAATTCTTAAATGTCAACGGTTGATCTTCTGAATTAGAAAATTGATCTTTAATGTCATCTACTTTTAAAACAATATTTGACCGAGATTCATTATAATTTGTTAAATTTTTATTTTTTAATTTTAAAAACTTGGATTTATTATTGACAAGATCAACATCTTTTACAAAATCAAATATATTAATAGTGTCAACTCTATTCTCTGAAATAAAGTCTTTAATTATTGTAGTTGAATTGGAAGTAGTTTTAATTCCAATCTTTTCATCCTCATCAGACATTACTACAGTGTCTGAGAAGTTTTTAATTCCTATTGAGTGGATCAAACTATTAACGGGTGTTCTGATATCATTCCACTGTTGCTTACTACCAATAGAATATGATAAATTCTGATAATAATTATTATCAGCAAGAACTTGATAATCTTCACTTAATTTTCCAGTTTCTTTATCCCAACCTTCATCTTTTCTATTTGAAAATTTAATCTCATAGAATCCTTCATATTTTTCTATAGATTCAATAGTGGCAATATTTCCTGAAGTTTTTCCTTCTATCTTTTCACCAGCAGAAAGATCATATGATCCAAATACTTTAAGAGATTCATCATTTGCAGTAACTTGCAAATCAATTTCTTCACCACCGATTAGTAATTTTTCTCCAACATCAAAAGTTGATGGTGATAATGAGATTGAGAATGCAGGATAATTCTTTTTGGACACGACTGTTCCAAAAGAATCCTGAATTGTTTTTGCAATTCCTGTATTTGTTCCCAATCCAGCAATACTAATAGTTACTTGGTCACTATTAAGACCAGCTGCAAATTTGTTTTCATATTTTGTTACAGTAAAGAATTTATATCCATAATCACTGGAATTAAATCCATTTCCATTTGTTCCAAATTTTTCAATCCCTTCAACAAAAACGTCATCATTTACTGCAAAAATATCTGCAGGGAACCCTGCAGATGGTGTGGTTAGAATACATGTAAAAATTCCAGTATTTGATGATTGAACTTCTTTAATACTAACTCCATTAGTATTATTAATTGTAAAAAGTTCTGCTGATTGATCAGATATTCCCTTTGGAGAAACATCAATTTTCAATTCAGTAATTGAATTTGCAGTTAATATTGGAGAAATTAAACCATTATCTAGTTTCTCCCTAGTATCATTATTAATAATAACTATTTGCGGTGCAGAAATATATCCAGATCCACCAGTAACTATAGTTGCAATTCCAATAGTATTTGAATCTTTCAATTCAATTTTGGGTGATATAAAAGATTCTGGTTGCAAAGTTTTATCTGAAGAATATTCAAATCCTTCATTAATAATTCTGGTGTCCTTAATTGACCCAATATCATTAGAATTTAAAGAAACAAACAAATTTTCCCCAGATGTTGAAGTTACATCTAAAAGAGTGGGTAATTTTTTATATCCAGAACCTCCAGATAATAAATGTATTTTATTTGCAGGACCGGATGCACTTAATGAGGTAGTGGTGTATTCTAATTTATCACACTCTGTAGATGCATATGATAATTTTTCTGGAGATTTTTGTAGAGAAATTTGGAATGTTGTTAATCCTATATTAGAAGTAACATATGTTTGATTATATGAACTATCTACATATAAAATTTCAGAATAATTACTTACATTAGTATCGGAAGAACTAATAAATCCAGATTTCTCTAAAGAGTAATAAAGTTTTCTTGGTAATTTGGAACTATTATTGATTGTAAATGTTGCATTAGCAGATCCTATTATTCCAGAACTTTCTAGATTAAAAATACTTGTAGATCCGGTAGACACAAATTCATTATTGAAATCTTGATCATAATAAACTTTAAACTCATATCCAGACAAAGAAGAGTCTGACAAATCAAATACTAAATTATTATTTTTTACGGACTCTATTCTAGGATTAATTTTGGAAATATTTTGAGATTCTCCGCCAGTAGATGCAAAACTTACAACTATTGGAGGATTGCTAGTGGAATTAATTAATGTTTCACTCAACCTAATTGAATCTGAATTTACTTTATAAACATAATATGAACCTGTCTGTAAACCAGAGACAGGAACATTTGCATCATAATATACTTTATCCCCAGTATTTAATTTGTGCGAAGCGATTGAAATTTGATTAGTAGATGTACTTACTCCTAAAGAAGAAAATCCTATTGGATTAATTTGAAGATTTCCTGTTAAGGAATTTCTGCTTACTTTAACGGCAGTAGAAGTTCCAATACCAACAGAGAGATTTGGTTCTACAATTAAAGAAATTTTATCCCCAACAGTCAATCCATGTGCTGTTGATATTGAAACAGTAGTTATAATTTTTTCAACTTTTGCCGTTTTTTGTTCATAATTACTTTCAAAATAATATTCATCACTATCGTCACCATTACCTCTAAAATAAACTTCCTCCGAAGTTCGGGTAGTTTTTATCCCAATAGTGCTTGGAGACTTATTGACAGCATATACTGGTTCTGCTGTTGGAAGATCAAATGGTGTTCCGGTTGGTGAAGTTGAAATTGAAATAACTCCATTACCATTTGAATTAAAAGTAAGTTTTTGATTAGTCTCAAATGGATGATTTTCAATACTAATTCTTCTTGTAGGAATAGATCCTGTAATTGTCTCTTGACCAAAAGTAAATGATGTTGAATATCCAACACCTGATATTGTACCTACTCCAACAGATTCTCTCGGATTAAAGTAAACTCTATCATTAGATTTTGAGTCAAAATAATCAAGTTTTTTATTTACTGTAAATGTTTTTGATTTGAAAGATACTGCTGTTCCAAAAGTATGTGCAATTCCAGCATCACCTCTTTTTACTCTAAAAATATTTTTATCTTGATATACATTCAAAACTGCTAAAGTTTCTGTTCCAATACCAATACTACTACCAACCGAAACTCCAGGTGGTATTTGAGTTACATAAATTTCAGTTGTTATTCCAGATGATATGGATGCTACAATTTCTGTAGTTAATCCAGAATTTGGAATAGTTGGAACATCAATTTGGAAATAATCATTTAACCTGGTAAGTTGAGAGGTACTAAATCCAGATATTGTGACATAATCGTTGTCCGATAAAGTATGGAAAGGAGATATAGTTACTAATACTTTTCCGTCATTTCTCCAAGTGAATAGGGCATCATTATAAACATCATTAGAACTATTAATATTATTAATAGTTTTGCCTTTTATTGAAGATACATTAGCAGAAATTCCTCCACCATTTGTATTAGTATTATCAAAAATTAAGTTATCATTTACTTTATAATCTTCTCCAGAATTTACGATTTCTATAGAAGAAACAGATCCTTGCTGAACAGATTCAATAGAAATTTTTTGTCTTTTGATCTCATTACTTTCAATAATAAAATCATTACCAGCATTTAATTCTGAAATTTTATATGGTAAAGTATTTCTAGAAAGAGATGAATTATTAAAATCAAATTTTTGATCTAAGGTTTTATTTTCTTTGATGGTATTTGATCTAAAAGTATTTCCAATAAAATATGGAAAATCTGGTTTTCCATTGGCATCAATTGTGGCATAATATGCATATACTCCATTTGGAAAATCTAGTGTTTTTGCAAATGTTCCATTATTTCTGTCAAGATCTCCATTTTGACTATCATACTTATAATCCTCTACAAAAGATCCAAGAGGAAATTCTATTACTGATGGTCTATCTAAAATATTGGATACACTCTTAGTGTATCCTGTTGTCATAGTTTTAATTCCTAAATTTGTATTTTCAGGATCTATAGACGAATATGATCCATAAATTGGATTTCCATCATATGCCCATCCAATAATTTCCGATAATGATGTTCCATCATCATTAAATGAATTTCTTAATGCCTCAAAATATCCAGTCACCGAATATGTTAATTCGTCATCTTCATCGACTAATATTTCATTTTGTTGTGTAGATAATTTTTCAACTTGATTTATTGTAAGTGATCTTATAGATGAATCTAATATTGCTCCCTTTCCTGCTGGAATAATTTCAATAGAACTTGATGTAGAATATCCGATTCCAGCATTAAGTACCTTTACATCATTAATTTTTTGATTAACAATTACTGCTCTCAATTTAGCACCAGTTCCGGAACCTGTTGGATCGAAAACTACTAAATCTGGAACTGAAAAATACTCAGATCCTCCAAATTGTAAATTGACTTCATTTATAGATCCATTTACAATAAGTGGTTTTAGACTAGCATCTTTTCCAATTTTGAAAGTAAAAGATGGTTTTTTCTCAAGATTTAAAATATTCGACCCATACTTTGTTCCTTCTTCATAAAGATAAATTTGCTCAAGATTTCCCTTAATAATTGGTGTAGCAATTATAGATTGAGATTGTGTTGTTGTTCCTAATCCAACAGATGTAAATTCGACAGACACTTGTATGTCTGGATATTTAAACTGATGAAACCCAGATCCTATAGATGTGAAGTTTACATACTTGTTCCTCTCATAGTTTGTAGTAATTGTTCCCCCAATACCAGCATCAGATAATCTGAAAGAATTATCATTATTCTTTAAAATATAATATTGATTAGTTGTTGTTAGGCCAGTTATCGATGATCCTGTTGATGAATATTCAATAATCTCACCATCAGAAAATCCATGATCAGTGAAACTAATTACGTCATTAGATGTAGAAATTCCTGAAGGTTTGACTAAGAGTTTTCTATTTGTAAATTTTCCTCCATCTAAAACTTTTATTTCGGAAATTGTATTTCTTTGATTTAGAGTTACAAATTTTTGTGTTCCAGTTAAGGATGACGATTCGAAAGAAATTGCATTAGTTTCTGATTGAAAATCTGTAAATGTATTGAATAACTTAATGGTTATATTATTATCGACTTTTGCAAAGTAATTGGAATTATCAATTAATGTGGATACTCCCAATCCAATGGTAACGTTACTATTTCCATTATTTCTATAAGTAATTTCTTCTCCATCAATAAAATTGTGATTAGTTAAAAATGTAATTTGTGCACTAGTTGTACTTATACCTCCCCCATCAGTTACGCTTCTAGCATCAAATAACACATCTCTTTTTCTAACATTTAGTATTGGTTCAAACGATCCACCAGATCCATTTCCTCCAGCAACATTGATCGATAAAACTTCTTTGATGTCAAATTGTTGATTGTCAATAAAAATATCTTCAATAGTTCCAGTAACTACTGGTTGAACTAATGCAGTTGTTCCAAGTCCGGCAGAAACTTCAATGAATGGAGGATTGATAACATCAAAATCAGATCCCCCATTTAGAACTTCAACTTTTTCTAGAGGTCCAAAATAAACTTTATCAAAGGTTTTGTAATTTGATATTTCAACACCATTAATTAACATTCCAATTTTACCTGGATTTGTTATCTCTCCGATACCATTTTTGATATTCGGATCTAGTGTAAATTTCTTTAAGACTTTTTGTGGATTTATTGTTTTCGATTTTTGTGAATATAAAGTGAAACTATGTGTTTCTAAAGTGGAAGTTGAGGATTCAAATTGAATACTATTCGAATCCGAATCTAAGAAACTTGATGATGCGAAAAGTTTTATCTTTCTAGGATTGGTCGATGAAACCTTTACATAATAAGATCCCTCCAACAGTCCTGTGAGAGGTGTCCCAGATGCCTTGTATTCAATTTTTTCACCATTTATGAAAGGAACATCATTATCAAATAAAATGGAGGTGTACAGTCCAGTTTCAAAATCAAAATCCTCAAGACTTCCGGAAGTCGAAGAAATTATCGATTCATTTAATCCTTTAGTTATTTGATAAGAGTAAAAATTAGTAAATCCATTTCCCCAAGATGGAAGTGAATTTGAAGCTACATATGCAAATTTATCGCCATCTAAGTAAACATTTTGAACATCAGAAATAATTGTATTATTTCCATATTTAAAATTAACAAGATCACTATTAGATCTATTAATTTTTCTCCTCAACTTATAAGTAGAACTTGAGTTTGGAGAAAAAGAACTTAAATTTGCTACCGTTATAGATTTAGAATCTAAAGGTATATCAGAACTAATATATGGCAAATCCGAATTTGATGTTGGGTATACAACATCGTTGGTTGAAACATCAATAAACTCTACAAGATCCCCTTTTTTAAGTTGTGATCTATCGACTGATGCTTTTAATAGAATTGTTGCGCCACTAAATGTGGAGATATCTACGGAAGAACTAGTATTATAAATCCAAGAATTTGCAAATATTTCTTTATATGTTTTATTTTGCTCTGGATTTTTAACTAAACTACCAACATTTTTAACCGTTATGATCTGACCTTCATCAACAGAAATGGATTTTGATCTCTGGATAAAATTTGATAATACTCCTGTCAGTCTAAGAACTACTTTATTTTCTATATTTCCATTTTCATATGAAAAATAGGTGTCATCAGAAAAAATATTATCAGTAGCAGAAATATTCTGAGCAATTCCAGAACATCCTAAAAACTGATTTATACTTTTATCAGTATAAGTAATAACATTATTACCAGAATATATTGTTCCCGTCTGACCAAATCCAATTGTTGAGTCTACTGATATTACAGATGAACCTGCATTTACATTTTCAAGAACTTTTGAGTTTGGAGTAATGATAAAATTACCCTTAACATTACTGTTTTCGGCATATCCAACAAATAATCCTATTTTGAAATATTGTTTTAGATTTCTAGTAAATGCTTCAATAGAAGATATTGAAGCGTTTGTTTCAGGATCTGTAGTTTTAACTAATGTTTGTCCGACTATTTTTGTTGGGTCACCACTTATTACTTCAGCTACACATATTTCTCTTCTAATAAATTCTGCATCTGAAGGTTTGATTAAGTAATTTTCAAGATTGATTATTCTAGGAGTTTCTCCATACAATACATTAAATAGTATTCTAAATGAATCATCAGTTCCTTTTGATTCATAAAAAGATCTAGATTCTTTTATAAAGTTTCCAACATCAATTTTTGAATCAAAAACTCTATTTTCAAATCCTGGAGTATATGTAGTCTTAAGTTTTTTATAGAACTCATTTAAGAACAGAGAACTTAAATTTTGTATATTTGATTCTGATGTATGAGACTCTGCTGTTGTTGTAGAAAATACTAATTCTTCTTGATTTAGATCTTGATGATAACTGGTGATACCACTAAATCCACGAACACATCCAGTAAAACTATTTGTAGTAAGTCCAGTATATGTAATAACTTCATCATCAATCTTCAATAAACCATACTGATTTGGAAATCCTTTAGTACTAGAAACTGAGATAATATCACTACTTACATCAATATCTGCAGATAAAGTTGTTGATCCTATAACAACTTCTGGGGTAAGATTATCTACCTTTAGATATTGATCTAAATTTTCTACAATATCAACCGGACCTCCCTGATATTCTTGGGAGATATAATATTGCTTTAAAAAATCAATAGTCTTTGGACTTTCATCCAAAACAAACTCTGGTAGTTGATTTGAAACTATATCCTGAATCTTAATTCTAGACTCAATTCCAGTTTGTATCATATTACTCTCTGATTAAACTTCCGTTAGAATAGCTTGATGTGTAGAAATCTCTACTAAAGACAGTGCCAGATATTTCATCCCCAGAGGAAATAACATCTTTAATCATATTTATTTTAGTTTTTGAGAGATCAAAATTCAAATAAAGATCTCTTAAACCAACCACATCATTAGACTCTGGAAAAGCTTGTATTTCTATAACATTATTAGGTTTTACAGTTGATACTATATTTACTGTTCCAAGATTTATTTCACCTTTTACATAATCAACAGTTCCTGAAGATTTGGCAACAACTCTTATAGTTCCATCTGGTAAGTTTTTAACAATCGATATAATTCCAGTTTTTTTATCTGCATTTGGAATATCAGTTAGAAAGACAATATCACTTTCTCCTGCAATTCTAAATCCCGTAGATTTAATATTCTTACCATCTTCAGAAACATGAAATTGATTTCCGAAACATAATTCATATTGTGCAAATTGATTCAGTAAAGCAAATAGATTTCTTCTTATTTTTACTCTTGTGATATTAGATGTAATTGATGTATCGGTATCATCAATTGTTCTAAGAATTTTACTATATCTAAATCTACCTCCAAACTTGTTCAGATCTGTAGATTTTGAATAATTTGTGAGTGAATTTGATATTTTTGTTCTTAAATCATTTGCTGCCGATACCATAGAATCATTATAATAAACAAATGAATCCAGTTCAACATATAAAAGTTTTAAGTCTACAATTTTTTGATTAATACCAGAGATTGAATATTGCTTTAGTTGTGATAAAATTCTTGTTTTATTGAAATCAGATACTAAAAAACCATTTTTTGGTTTAATTGAAATTTGTACTGTTCCAAATTCTGGAGGATCTAATTCTTCACCACCAACAACAGATACGGAATCTGTGTCAGAATATATTGTTTTTATAATTGATTCATAATCTCTTCCAGTAACTGCTCTGTTCTGTGAAGAATATATTCTTGGAGCAAAATACTTAATAGAATCTACCGATTCTATATCTCCACCATTACTAGACTTTTGTGATGTAGTAACTGAAAATGGTTGTGGAGCAACAGCATTCCCATTGCTGTCAACTACTCTTCCCGAGAATGAAAATCTAGAAGCATCATTCCCATCTTTTCCATCAGTAACAAGATAGTCTACAGTGATAATTTCACCACTTTCTAATTTTCTTCCTATTAATCCATCACCAAACAATAATTCATATTTTTCATCTTGCACTTCTTGAAGTAAAAATATATAAGATGATCCAGTAACATTTGTAATATTATCAATCAATTTATATTGTAAACCTAATCCAGAATCACCTTCTTTTTTTACATATACTTTGATAGTAGATGTGTCTACAAAAGAATTATTGATTACGAACCTTTGATCCAATGAAGAATCTACTACAAATTGTTTTGTAAGAAATATTCCCTGTGATATCTCAACATTATCAAAAGTAGCCGTTCTTTTATTTACGGGTGTTCCATCACTATTGAAATCAGTTATACTTGCAGTTTTTTGTATATCTTCTAATATTGAAAATGTGTAGGAAGTATCACTAGAACTTCCTACACAAACTAATCCTTTCTTTAATACTAATGTGGGAGATTCAGTCCCCTCAACATCGACTACAAAACTCACAGATGCCTTTGCAGCAGTCCTAGACCGAGGAACATACCCAATGTTCCTTGCAAGAGATACAACGTTCTCACGGAGGGTTGCAGAGTCCAAGAAGGACTCATTCACAACCATGTTTGAATTGAATGCAGTTATATATGTGTTATATGCGAGAGTATCAATCAATACAGAAAAGTTTGAACCTTCAAAGTCAAATCCTGAAAAATCAGAATTTGCACGAAGATAACTTTTAATTGATTCTTTTATCTGATCGAAATCAAGATCTGTAAATTTTGTAAAAGGCATATTACCTGGTTGCCTCTAATAGAAACGAATATTCTTGTGTCGGAAACTCTTGCCCAATAATATCAAAATTGACAGAAACCTCAAATTCATTAAGATCTGGGTATGGTCTGACTGATACTTGTAAATTATCAACTCTTGGTTCGAAGTTTTGTATAGAAATCATAATTTGATCTTGAATTACAGATGCAGTACCAAAATCAACAAAATCAAATAAACTTCCCCGTATATCAGTTCCGAATAGTGAGTTGAAAAACTTTTCGGTAGGTATTGTCTGTACAATATTTCTTACCGATCTACGAATTGCTGCCTCATTTTTGAGAACAGGTAGATCTTTTGTAATAGGATGTGGATTAAAGGACAAACTAATGTCCTTAAATGCTCTAGATATCCTCCGAATGGCCATTGTTAAAGAGTTTTCTTAATTTTATTTATACTCTATTCCTGAAGATTGTTCTGACCTGCCTTTAAATCGTCGTGCATGATCTCTTGAAGCACTCTTTCTTCAGGATCATTCGTTTTTTTGGGTAATGACCAGTAATCTGTGGTCAAACTTGTTGTTCCCCACACTTCTTGCATATAATTTTTGTTTCTATCTACTGGTGAATTGCCCATTTTACTCCTATTTTGTTAGA